ATCTCTGTAGTCGACTTAGAGAAAAACGAATGGCGTTCTTTCCGTTACGATTCTGTTAAGTCTGTATCATTTACATTAGGTGAATAAACTATGAAATTTTCCAAGATCAATCCTGGCGCTGACGCACAAGCCTTTGGCACAGAACCTTCTTGGACCAATCAAGAGGAAATCAACAATCTTAAGATTGCTGAGATTCGTGCATTGAATTGGTATAACTATTTTTGTGACAGCAAGCAAGCAAAAACGTTTGTTGTCGAATACATGGCTAGCATTGGTCGACCGAAGGAAGAAATTTCTTTAGTGTCATCAAGTGACGCATCTATTCCAGTACAACTTGGTTGGGTAGCACGTATGATGTGTATGGGCTACGAACCATCTGACACATTCAAAAACTTTTTTGTCAAAGAGTTTAAGACTGTCATTGAGACTGCAAAGAAAACTAAAAAAACAAAAGCGCCCGTTGTCGCAACAACAACTGCACCAGTCGTATCTATTCAAGATCGAATTCGTGAAAAGGCTTCGGATGAAGTCGGTGAGATTGAAGGACTTGTTGATGAGTTCATTGCCGGCGGATGTAAGTTCGCACCAGATATGGAATCGTATCTAAAGGGTAAAGAATTATCTGCCGTTGTGCAAAAGAAAATGTGTGAAGTGTTCATCAAGCGTTCTAAAGAATTTGAAGATGCGATGAATACCTCCGATGCTGATATTAAAGAAGGGTATTCTAATTTCAGTAAAGTTCAATTACGCAAGATCAAAGAATTTTATGATGCGATTGTTACAGAAACAAATCGTGGTGCAGAAAAGAAACCCACACGTAAAACACGTAAAGTAAAAGAGAAACCTGCAAGTGTGATTGCCGCTAAAGTGCAATACATGAAAGATTTTGCTGAGTTGAATTTGAAGAGTGTTCTACCAGAAAAGATTGTTGGTGCGAATCAGGTGTGGTTGTACAATACCAAAACTAAATTGCTTGGCATGTACAATGCTGACAATGCAAAAGGCCTGACAATCAAAGGTACGACAATTCAAAACTTTAATACAGAAACGTCCATTGGCAAACGTTTGCGTAAGCCCGAAGTGACTGTTAAGCAAGTACTTGATGGTGGTAAGATTGTGTTGAAAAAACTGTTAGATGGATTGACTACCAAGCCCTCCGAATTGACAGGACGCATTAACTCTGATACAATTATCGTTAGAGTAATAACTGGATAACTTAAAATGATTTTAATCGACTTGAATCAGGTAATGATTTCAAACCTGATGATGCAAGTGAATTCAAATGCATCAAATCCTATTGATGAGAACATGGTTCGCCACATGGTGCTGAATAGCATTCGAATGTACAATGTTAAATTCAAAGATGAGTATGGCGACATTGTTATCTGTTGCGATGATAAGAAGTACTGGCGCAGAGACTACTTTCCATATTACAAAGCTGGTCGTAAGAAAGACAGAGAGGCATCTCCGTTTGACTGGAATATGATTTTCGAAACGCTAAACAAAGTGCGTGACGAAATCAAAGAATACTTTCCGTACAAAGTGATTCAAGTTGAGAAGACTGAAGCCGATGATGTTATCGCAACATTGGCACACAAGTTCGGTGTTCCTCTTAAGAATAGCACTACTGAAAAGATTCTGATTCTATCCAGCGATAAAGACTTTATGCAATTGCAGAAGTTCGCAAACGTAGAACAGTATAGCCCAATGGGTAAGAAGTTCTTGCGTACCAATACGCCAGAAGCATTCTTAAAGGAACACATTATCAGAGGTGACAGAAGCGATGGTATTCCTAACTTCATGTCTTCTGATGACACATTCGTAACAGAAGCCCGTCAAAAACCTGTAACTGAGAAAAAGCTAAATAAGTGGTTAGAAGAAGAACCTGAGTCTTTTTGCGATGAAGTGATGCTGAGAAATTACAAGCGAAATGAATTGCTGATTGACCTGTCTAAGATTCCAACTGAGTATCAAGAGAAGATTCTTGAGACTTATGAAAATACCCCTAAACGTGGTAGGGAAAAACTACTTAACTATTTTATCCAAAACCGCATGAAGCAGTTGTTGGAACATATACAGGAATTTTAAAATGGCTATTGATATTAGTAAAATGACTTTACCAGAGTTGCTCCAGCATGTCGCAGAATTACCAGCGGCTAAAAGAGCAAGTTCATTGAAGCAGATTGCAAACTTGACACCAGAATTGAAAACGGTTTTGCGATATACATTTCATAAGAATGTTATATTTGAATTGCCCGCAGGCGCTCCACCATATAGACCTATGGAAACTCCAGACAATTGGGGACACAATCGTCTACCAAAAGAATTGAGAAAGTTTGAATATTTTCTAAAGGGTAGTGCTATAAACCCTATCAAGCGTGAATCAATTTTTATTGAGGTTCTTGAAACAGTTTCTCCAGAAGAGGCTAAACTTGTTTTGATGATGAAGGATAAAAAACTTACGTACAAAGGCATCACTAGAAAACTTATTGAAGAAGCGTTGCCCGAAATCTTGCAGGGAGAATCAGAGTAACAAAATGGCAAAAACAAAAAAGTATTCCAGTTTCCGTGACTTCTATGATGACGAAGGTCGCAAAGGGAAACCGAAGTTGGACGAATCTAAAAAGCAAAAAGATAAGTTCAAGCACCAGACTAAGTTTATTGATCCTAAGAATCTCAAAGAAGATGATTGGGACGAGTTTGAAGAATTTGACGAAGTGAAATAATTTATTGAGAGTATATTATGAAAAAAGAATTGGACGAAGCACTAGTAGCAAAGTACCCAAAGATTTTTAAGTATCGTCATGCCCCAATGACACACACCGCTATGTGTTGGGGTTTTGATTGTGGTGATGGTTGGTACAACATCATTGATGTATTGTGTTCAAACATTCAACATCACGTGGATCAAAGACGTAAAGAACGTGCAAGAGTATTGAAATTCAATCGTGCGTTGAAACGTGCATTGGCTGGAGACACACGCCCACTTCAAATGAATTTTACATTTGGTAATAAAACAGAACCAGATGAATGGGCGATTGAACATTCTAGCAAAGCAATTGTAAAAGGAGAGTTCAGAGAAGTTCCTCCACATATGCCACACATCACAGCAAGTCAAGTGAAAGAAAAGTTTGGCGGATTGCGATTCTATACAAATGGTTTTACAGATACAATTGATGGAATGATTCGTATGGCTGAGTCCATGTCATATCGTACATGTGAAGTGTGTGGTAGTCCTGGTCGTTCAAATAACTACGGATGGATTTCAACATTGTGCGATACCCATCGATTAGAACGAGGTGAGAAATTGCCGCAAAACGAGGAACTAGAGTCCGAAGATTGAATACCGAAGTACTAATACCCCTTTTCGAGCCGTTTTAGACGGCTTTTTTGTTGTTTTCCAGCAACAAAAGCCAAAATAGTTGTTGACGTACCTACCGAACCGTGTATAATAGATTCTGTAGTGAGTAAGATTAATAGGAGATTTAGATGCTTACAGTTTTGATGATTTTTACAGTAATAGTTTTGTTCGGTGCCGCTGTTAGTGGTTCTGTTACGACCCTCGGCTGATTTTAATTTTTAAGGAAAAGAAAATGATTGACGGATTTAACGAATACCTCGAATGCATCAAAGCTGACTATGTTAAATGGCATGGTGACAATCCTTCTGAAATTCAAAAAGCAATGGCACAAGAATTTTGCGATTCCTTGTCCTATGAAGTTGGTCGTAGTTATATCAAAGTAATTACTGGTCGTGCTGGTAGCGGTCGTTCCGTGCATTCGTTTGTTTGTCTCCGTGACATGGGCAAATTCACCAAAGGCGACATTTTGAAAGCGGCTGGTTGGTCGGCTCCTGCAAAGAATTTTGCCCGTGGTAACACGATGGCACGGACTTTCCAGAACGTTCGTTGGATGGGGGCAATGTGAATACCAAAGTATTCAGTTGCAAAAAAACAACAGAATCGAAAATAGTTGTTGACAAGTGTGCCCATTGTGGTATACTAGAGTCTAGAGATTGAGAAAAGAAAAGGAAATTTGAAATGCGTACAAAAACTTACATTCAGGGCTTCAAGAATTCACAAAAAATTCGTGTGATGTTTGACGGAATTGGTGTCTACACCACCGTTGCTGGTGTGTCAAGTGTGTTTGCTACATACACCCATTCACAAGCGGCTAATGATGCTTTGCTCCGTTTGTCTTACATGCGTTACATGGCACAAAAAGATGGTGCGTTAGTTCCGACTGGTGTTGGCATGACAAGTTACAATACCTCGCAAGTTGGTACGCAAGTTCAAGTTGATTTGATTTAAGGAAATAAAATGACTACATTATCACATGATATCTCTTACGGAATGTTTAGCGAAGTTGGCAACTTAGCCGTTCACGGTGTTGTTGTTGCCGCAGTAACAATGAACCTAACATGGCCAGAAACTTACAAGTGTCTCAACATGTTAGCCAAAAATGATTACAACAAATTTGGTGAAGCGATGGACACCACAGTTCGTGAGTGTGTCTACAATACTTGTGGTTTTACTTCTGACTTTTATGGTGCTTAATATGATTACATACAAATTTTATGTTGGTAAAGATGTTTATGAATTCGCCGCAGAGTCTAAACTGAATGCGATGGAAATGTGCAATCGTCAAGTGATTGATAAATTAGATTTGCATCCTATGGCTTGGTTTGACGCTGGTCAGAATGCATTTTCATGTCAGTCTGGTAACTTTTTTGATTAAGGAAACAAAATGAAAATCGAAACAGCAATTGGTATTCTGAATAAAGAACGTGAATTTTTAGGTTTGGGTTTCTTGGAGTTATTGCAAGATATCCAACATGAAGGTAAGATGGTTTACTCTGAAAAGACTATGGAAGCATTTGAACGGTTCATGGTTGATGGTCGCAAGATGTTTGCACCTGTTGCAGAATAACAACAGTAACGAAAATAGTTGTTGACTTACCCTCCGAACCGTGTATAATTAATTCTGTTGAGTTGATAAAGGACATTGAAATGAGAACAGCAAGCGAACAAACCCTCTGGGAAATCCAAGCATACGGTGCTAAGAAATCCGAAATTCTTGAGTCTGTACAAGATTCAATTAGTTTCCAACTTTCTGGTCCTGGTATGGTGATTTCGA